TTTCATCTTTAGGTAAATGATTTATCTCTGGAGAAAATTCATTTAGTCCTGTTATGTATCTTACTACACCATTCATTTCTAAACAAGCTAATTGCTCATTATGAGTAACTCCATCAAATAGAGTCATACCATATTCTTCTAATCCCATGTTAGAAGATCTGTTGTCAAAGAACGGTCTGATTGCAATTGCCGTTTTTCTTGCAGAGCCTTTACCGGTCTCTACCATTGTGAAATTTTCCATTGTTGTTGGTTTTTTTATTTATTGGTTAAATTTAATAAGCTTTAATTAAAAAAGGGAGGAGTTACCCCCTCCCCGTTTTTATAGTGTCTGGTTAGAATGATCCACCAGTAATTGGATTTCTCATAACAATTTTCAACACTTTAGTTGGATCTTTAACCCAAATAGCTGGCATTGTTTGAGACATCATAACACGGTATCCATTGAATTGACCAGAAGACTGGAATCCTTGTGACCGTCCCATGTAGTCCATAGTACCATTTTGATACCACCATTTCAATTGATTATCCCAAGATAATTTCAACAAGAAGATGTTGTCATTAGTGTTATCTGTGATATCAAAGATAATGAATGAGTAAGAAGATAATGGGAAACCATCAATGATTGGGTTCTCAATATCATTTGTATGGATATTGTCAAATGCAGGGTTCAATACAAACTTAACATTTGCCAAGAAAGGAATCACATAAGAAGTGTAAGCAAATCCAAAATTCAAATCCATACCTTTACCAGTGATTGCACCGATATCAGCAGCTTGAATTAATAGACCTGAAGATACTGCTTCTCTTTTGATAGCTTCATTAACCATACGCATTCCACCCATACCTGTTTGTACAACTAGTGAACGCTTAGGATCTGGACCTTGGAACTCAACTTTACCATTGAAGAAGTTGTAGATCTCTCCACGGAACAAATCAAGTGTAAAGTTATTTTTGTTGTATACTCTTTTGAAAGAGTTATCCAACTGTCTCCAAAGACCTACAGACAATCTTACATCATCTGGACCATCTTGACGTACTCTACCACCATGACCCCACATTAAGTAAGTTTCAATGTCAGTAGCAATTTTAGACAAGTGAGCAGATTCCATAGTGGTCAAGAAAGTTCTTGATAAATCACCATTGTCAAATGCTTTTTTGACTTTGTCTTTACCCATTACTTTAACCATGTCATCCAAAGAAGTAATAGATGGATCAATGTTTTTGTCAAATGTCCGCCAGATTTCAGTTACAGGAACTGTACCATCTGCATTCATTCCACCTTTGATCATTAAGTCAGCACGGCTAGAAATAGAATAATGTACATGAGCTTCAGCACCACCAACAAAGTTGTAGAATTCACGGAATCCTGCTCTTGTTTGGATGTCAGAGAATCTTTCACCATATTCACCACGGGCAGAACCTTTACGGAAAACTTTAGTTCCATTAGCCAAATATTTGCTATCTAAGTATTTGTAGTTGTCATTGTCAACTAATTGTACTGTATAGATGAAAGCATCACCAATTGGCATGATATCTTCTGTAGGTACAATATACATCTCAGCACCGTTGTATTTGTCATAAGTGATGATATCACCATGTCCAAACTCTCTACGGCTTAATTTGATACGGAATGTAGTTCCATCTACACCTTTAAATTCATTATCTGGTTCAATATCCTCAATGATGTAAGATAAATCTACAGACACTGGAGTCTGCCATTTATACTCACCACGAGCATTATCTACCATGATAACATTCTTGCCACCAAATGAAGACATTTGATAAAGTGGCATTTCAACTTTTTGGGACATAGCCCATAAATCCACTGGACCTAAATCCATTGGTTCTGCATCTTTTAGCATATTCACCAGGTGGTAAGAATCCACGTGGGAACTTGCGTTGTAAGCGGTATCCCGGAGGAATATACCATTGTTTAAAACTGGAGTTGCCATTTTTATTTATTTATTTAAATTGTTACTAATTAAAATCTCTTGAACATACTTGATCTAGAGATGGTTTTTTGAGGTTTAGCGGTTCCTCTCTTTTGTTCTTCAAATTCATCATTACTTGAAGAAGAAGAGATTTTCCTAGACTCCTCTGTCTTTAATTGCCTTACTGTTTTTTCTACAGCTGCTTTAGATCCTTGATCTTTAATTTTACTTTTATATCCTTCTGGATCTGCAAGTAACCAAAGAGCTTCAGCAATAAGGTCATGTCTTGGTTCTACAAACTGATACTTCTCTAATAGGTGCCCAAGCATATTTGTTTGTTTACCAGATATTGAAGGATAGTTAGGTTGAACTAATCCGGAGTATAACATACTCTGAACTTTTTTGTCAAGCTTAACACCATTTAAATCACCAACAGCTAAAGTATTATATACATTATCAGTATACTCTTTTGCTTGTTTAGATTGTTGCTCTTTTCTTGCTTCTTGTTCTGCTAGTTGATTTGCAACAATTTCATTTTGCATTCTGTCCAACTTAGGTTTAAATTGTTTAGCTTTTTGCTCCAACTTACCCATATCATTCCAATCTTCAATTTCAGCTTCAATTTCTTCAGCTGTACCAAATTGAGTAGTATGTAAATACTGTCTTGCAATCTCAGCTTGATCATATTCATCTGATGGATCAAGTTGTCTCATTTCTTCTACATAAGCTAAGGTTCTAAATAAACCTTTAAGATCTTGTCCACCATCTGCTACATATTTAGCAGCTACTTGAAGTTCTTCAGGAAGAGAGTTAAAGAATTCTTTTGGAGTATCTTCTCTAATCTTATTTGCTCTTTCTTCAAAGTTTGCTTCAAACAGTTCTCTGAAATCTTTAGTTGTATATTCTTCTAATGGTTTATCATCATCAAAAGGAACTAAAGCACCCTCTTCAATCATTTTAGATGCTAATTCAGCAAGACCTGATTTATCAACCTTTGGTCTTCCTTTGTTACCAGCATCTTCTTCTTGAGAGATTAAGCCATCTAACTCAGCAATTGTTTCATCAACATCTGCTTTCTTTTCTGCAGCTTCCTTTTTTTCTTGGGAAGTTGTAGTATTGTCAAGGAACGTGGTATCAATGTTTTCTTTAGAAAATAAAGACTTTGGTTTTTCATCATCTTTATCATTTGGTAACATGATGTTTTCTGCACCAGGGTTTCCAAAGATCTCATCAATGTTAATATCTACTTCACCTACCGTTGTGGTGTCTTTTACCTCATCATTGAGGTCTTTTGTTTCTTCACTCATTTTGTTGTTGGTTTTTTATTTATACTTTAATATACAAAATAAACTTGATAAATTTAAAAGAGGTTACATAATTTTTTGCACTATATAGCTAATGCTACTTTTTCTTACCATCATTTTTTGATTTATCATATTTATTTTTGTTTTCTCTAGCTATTTGTAACTGCTTATCTGCTATTTCTCTTTGGGTATTAAGCTTTTGTCTTTCAATATCTATCTTTTGATTTTCTCTATAATTCTCATTTGTTTGTTTTTCTCTTTGCAAACTCATTTGAGATTCATATTGTTCAGATTGTCTGATCTCTTTCATAGAATCTTGGAAGTCAGATATTTCATTTTTATTTACATCTGCCATAGCTCCATATCCAGAAGCTCTTATTTCAGCTACTGTAATATCTTTTTGTATCATTTTATCATCTCTGTCTGCAGCAGCCTGAATCTCCATTTGTTTTTGTTTTTCTTGAGATGCCAGTTGTTCTTGTTGCATTTGTTGCTGTGTTTGAGAATCTTGTTGTTTCATCTGAGATTGTTTTTCTTCAGATGATTTAAGAGCATTATTAAGTTCTGAAATTGAGTCTGACTGAACAACTTTACCAAGGTCATATATACTTGCCCCTGTTGTGTTATTTTGCATTGCCATACTCTTTAACTGTTCTAGTACTGCTCTATGGTTTGCGGTTGTGGTACAGAAAATATTAAGATCTCTCAATAGTAAATCAGTTCCGTTTATTTGAAAATTAACTTTATCATCAGCTCCAGATATGTAACTAAGTCTTGTTGATGGTTTTGTAGAATGATAATATTGAGCAAGATCAGTTCTCATTTGATGCACCCTAGGCATTAAGTAATCACAGTGTTGAATAAAGAATATCTCTGTCTGAGCATATGATGCTGCAGTAGCTTGTTCTACACCAGTAGCTGTCATTTGAGATAACTGTTGCCCCATCCTTTGAGGGTTTACCCCTATTACTTCATAAGCCTGTTGCTTAAAGTGATTAGCCAACTGAATCCTAGACATTAATCTTTCTGTCTGAGATAAGTCTAGTTTTTGGAAATGCTGAAAGTTAAGGGCATTTTCTGTATTAGAAATACTAGTATCTAAAGGTAGCATTTGAAAGTTCTTCATTGCTACATAAGCTTTGGCTAAATTACCTTTCCCCCAGTCTTCCCCTAATGAATGTTTTGGTAAAGTATTCTGATCTAGCATAATGATAGTACCAAGCTCATCTACTAAGATATCTGCAATTTGATTATTAACTATGTTATACCCAATCTGGTATGGCTTCATTAAGTCAAGTAAAGCAGTTGATTTAGTATTTCTGTCTGAGAATACTGATCCTTCTACAGGTAGTTTACATCCATATAATGTATTGTCTCCTTTAAATTGAAACTTTAAAGGTCCAATATGATTCTTGTCTACTCCAATATATATAGGTGAGAATCCTCCTGGATTGTTCATACCCCAAAAAGAAGGGATATTTGGTCCAATCTTTATACCACCCCAAACTTCATTGATCCATATCCAATCAATATGTTCTCCATAGACTAAGTTATCTTTATTTTTATTTTTAAATAGTCTTGTATCATATATTGGTTTGTCTTCTACTTTATAATCTTCTGTGATTATCTCATTAACCACTTCACCATTATCAGTAATCTTTGTAAGATGTCCAATTTTTCTTTGTGATTTCCAATAACCTGTAGTTACTCTTAATAAATATGCAGTACCTTGATCAAAGTAATCTTCACCTTCTGACATGATTTGAGCAATGATATCTCCACCATCTAAAACAGATCCTGCTCTCATTGTTGTATATTGTCTATAAGCTAATGAGGGCATATTGACATTCCATTCATGACTCTTAGTACCATCATAGTATGTACCATCATTTTGATAGCCTCCTACAATATAACCAGCAGATCTAATTGGATATACATTTTCTAAAGCTTCAAGTTGATCTTGTGTTAGAACATATCCAAATTTGTCTATTACATCTGATACAGTCATCATATCAATTTTACCAACCCAGTTTCCTTGTGCTATATATCTAGCATCTGGAGACTTATGATAAAAAGTAACTGGAGGATTCCATAGTTCAATTTCATAATCATCTTCCATCATACGGAAATGCCAGAACTCCCTATCTGTAATAAGCATATCACGGAAAGCTCTTTCCTCAAGCTCATCCATACGGAATCTTTCAACATCTACCTTATGTTGATGAGAAGCCCACTGTTCTGCCATTGATCTATAGTCTTTTTTAAAGAAGGATTCAATCTCAGGTAATGACTTTAATTTTTCAGGTGCTAGTTGTTGTTGTGCTTCTTCTGATTCAGGGTCTAAGCCTTGTTCTAATAAAGCTGCTGAAATTTTTATTTGAGCATCTGCCATTAATACTTCTTCTACAGCAGTTCTTTTTTGTTCTAGCATTTCATTATATGAATACTCATCAACTGCTCTATATACAAGTTTAGTTGATCTCTTAGCAAATTCAGCTACTAGAACATTAATAACATTTGGGATAATTGGATAGAACTTTAATTCTAATGCAGATGCGTCTTCTCTAGTTAATACTTCTACAATATCTCTATAGTCATTATCTTCTTCAACTATATAATCAGATCTGTCAATTACACCTTTTGCTAGTTTATAGTTTTTCATCAGTCTCCGTGCATTTCTACGGATCTGTTTTAAACCATTCCACTCTAACCAATCAAGATTCCAAGCCGCCCACTCATCATCTTTATCCTTTTTAACTAAAAACTGTAAAGGTTGGGTAATACTACCCATTCTATTGTGAGATGTCTTTGCACCTTTCTTAGCTTGTAATGCGTTTATAATCTGCATAATTCTTATTTAAGATTCTTAAATGGGGATCTTTTAGTTCCCTGTCCTCCGGAATAAAAAGATTTACCCATATGCCGGAACGGACTGTTATTTAATTTAAACAAATTTTCTGACTTTTGCAAGTTTTTAGCTGCATCATCCATTATTGTTCTTCTAGCATATCCTCTATTTGCTTGTTGTATTCTCATAAATGCAACCAATGCACAGAATGAAACTAACCTATCCACATTGACTCCATCTGCATATGCTCTCATTTCTTTGAGTAACATTGGATCTGGAATTCTTTCTATACCATATTTAGTTCTTACTATAGTGCCATCTGTTTTAGTTTCTACATCTAACTCTTCTTTAGTATATTCTATAGCATAACTAAGTAAATGTGCTTTAAATAATGTTCCTGTATTTTTCCAACCATATTCCTGGAATACATTAGCATTTGCACCTAAGTCCTTTAAAAACATTATTTGACTCTTAGGTACTAAATACTTTTGTTTCTTTCTAGATATCATATATTGTATGAAAAGAGATATGTTATTCTCTATAACTGTCCATGCATTATACCATTCTATAATTAATTCCAGTCTCTGGTGAGTTTTATTGATATCATCAAACCTACCGCACCAAGCAGCTACAATTTTATCTGGCTCTATGTATGTTTCTGTTTCTGTGCCTGTTACTTTAGTTACTTCAACTGGAGCTTTCATTACATATATAGAACATAATGAATCTGATGTTGTTGTTTTACCCTCAGACACCGGGTCAATAGATGCATAGTACTGCCCAAAAGCAGGATCTTTAATTGGTCTTTCCCATACAACAACTACACCTGTTTTATCTTCTGTGCTTT